CTTTACCAAGTAATGATTTTAATGCACTTAATTTTAAGAGTGAACAGAAAACTCTTATGTCAACAACAGATAGCGGTAAAACATTTCGTAGACAAGTTGATGGACAACGTTGGACATTTACAGTTTCTTATCCTCTTAAAACACGATCAGACTTTGCACCAATACAAGCATTTATTATAAGACAACGCTCACAGAAAGAAGATTTCACTATAACCTTCCCCAGCTATTTAAACGCACAGGGTAGTGAAACAGGAACAGTATTAGTTAATGGAGTTCATAGTGCTGGCGATACAACGATAACTGTTGATGGTCATGCTGGAGATACTGCTGGTAGTTTTAAAGCTGGCGATCTTATAAAGTTTGCTGGTCATTCAAAAGTTTATATGATTGTTACTGATGTTACGCCAAGTTCTAATGCGTCAACGCTAACAATAGAACCACCACTAACTAATGCACTAGCAAATGATGAAGCTGTAACTTATGACAGTGTACCCTTCACAGTTCATTTAAATAGTGATCTTCAAGAGTTCCAAACTAACCAAGTTGATAGTTCTGGAAATTTATTATTTAGTTTTGAATTTGATGTTATTGAGAGTTTATAATGGCAAGAGGATTAACAAGTGCTGTCAAAACAGAATTGGCAACAGGAAATGTTAGACCTGTTAACTTAATTTATATTGGATTCCCAACACCAGTTTATTTAACTACTGCAAGTTTTGATTTAACATCAAGTGTATCTGGTAGTTCACAAACATATACTGCTAGTGGTCATTTATTAGGCATATCAAATGTAGGTGAAGCAAATCAACCGATAAAGAATACAATTCAAATTAGTTTATCTGGTGTTGAACAAACTTATATTGCTGTTGCTTTAAATAATAACATCATAGGTGATGAAGTAAAAATTTGGAAAGGATTATTAAATACTTCTAATGCATTAATTGCTGATCCATTTTTATTATATTATGGAACTATAGATGAGTTTAGTATAACCGATAATACAGATGTTGCTAATCTAGTTTTAAGTACAACTTCACATTGGGGACAATTTGAAAAAATAAGTGGCAGACAAACTTCTAATAATTCACAACAACGTTTTTTTTCTACTGATCAAGGAATGGAATTTTCTGCATTAACAGTTCAAGATATTAGATGGGGTAAAGAGTAATGGGTTTATTTGATAGTATATTAAAAATTTTTGATCCTATTGTTAAGATTGTAGAAAAAGCAATCTCTTGGCTAATACCAATGCCAGAAATACCAGACTATGGCGATAATTTACCAGAACAAAATGCAAAAGGTGTTTTAATAAATAAAACAAGTTCTAATGCGCATATCCCTGTAATTTATGGAACTAGGAAAGTTGGGGGTAATGTTGTTTTCTTAGAAACATCTGGAGAAGATAACACTTATCTTTATATGGCAATTATTCTAAGTGAAGGAGAAATTTCAGATATAAATGAAATATATATAAATGATAATTTAGTAACATGGTCTGGAGATTTAGCAGACAATACACAAGTTACAGTTAATGCTAGTGATAGTAATTATTATAAAGATGATGAAAGTTTAATCACAGTTGAGCCACATTTTGGTTCTGATAGTCAAACAGCGTCAAGTCTTTTATCTACTTTATCATCTTGGGGTTCTAATCATAAACTACAAGGGTTAAGTTATTTGGCTATTCGCTTTCAATGGAACTCTGACGCTTTCGGTTCTATTCCAACAGTTCATTCAGTAGTTAAAGGTAAAAAAGTTTATAATCCAAATTTAGATAGCACAAAAACTGGTGGCTCTGGAACTCATAGAGAAGATACTTCAAGCACTTGGGAATATTCAGATAACGCAGTTTATCAATTATTAGATTATTTACGCAACGATAGATTTGGAATGGGAATAGCTAACGAATATTTTGATAGTAACTATGCTGATTGGCAAACGGCTGGTGATGTTTGTGATACAGACATAACACCTTATAGTGGTGCTAGTGCTATTGATTTAATGGATAGCCACGCAGTTATAGATACATCTAAAAAAGCTATTGATAACGTCAAAGAATTTTTAAAAGGGTGTAGAGGTTTTTTAAATTATACAGGTGGTGCTTATAAAATACTTATAGAAACAACTGGCTCTGCAAGTATAAGTTTAACAGAGGATAATATTATAGGTGGTATATCTGTATCATCTAAAAATAAAAACTCACGATTTAATAGAGTTATAGTTTCATTTATTAACCCAGATAAAAATTACCAATCAGATGAAGCACAGTTTCCACCAGTAGATGAAACTGGTTTAGCAAGTGCAGATCAACACGCAAATCTTTTAAGTGATGATGGTGGTATTTTATTAGAAGGTCGTTTTGATTTCCCTACATTAAATAGTCCATATCAAGCACAAGAAATGGCAGAAATTATTTTGCGTAGATCAAGATCAAGTTTAGACGTATCACTAAAAGCAGACGCAACCGCCCTAGATTTATCCGTAGGCGATATAGTAAACATCACTCACGCTACTCCAAGTTTTAGTGCAAAACCATTTAGAGTAGCCAGTATCACTTTGAATACTGATCTGACAGTTGATTTACAATTAACAGAACATCAAGATAGTTATTACACATTCGGCACACAGCAAGAAGTTGCCACAATTCCAGATACAACGTTACCTAATCCTTTTAGTGTTTTACCACCAGCTAGTTTAACTTTATCAGATACTTTAGTTGTTTATAATGAAGGAACAGCAATAACACGATTAGATATATTAGTTGGTGCAAGTACAGATCAATTTGTTCAATATTACCAAGTAGAAGTTAAGTTAAGCACAGATTCAGATTTCTTTGTTTTATCAAAAGGAACACAATTAAATTATGAAATGCTTAACGTTATTGATGATTCTACTTATGATGTAAGAGTTAAAGCTATTAATAGTCTTGGTTCAAGTTCAACATATACAAGTGCAAGTAGAAAAATTGTTGGTGCTACAGAGCCACCGCAAGATGTAAAAAACTTTTCTGTTAATATGCAAGGTTCAAATCAAATGCAATTAAACTGGGACGCTGTATCTGATCTTGATATTTCTTATTATGAAATCCGTTATCAGAATGTAACAGCTTCCGCACAATGGAATAAATCTGTAAACTGGTTACAAGTCCCTAGAACATCTGGAACAACAATAACAACTAACGCTAGAACAGGTTCATTTTTAATAAAAGCTGTAGATAAATTAGGTAACGAATCAAACAACGAAACAATTATTTATTCTAATATATCATCACTTCCAGCATTTAATAATATTAATACTTTAAATGAAGATTTAACATTGGGAACATATGATGATGATGTTGCTTTAACTGATAGTTCTGGAACAAATTCTATTATACTTGATACTATAACAAACTTTGATGATACCATTGGTAACTTTGATAGTGTTGAAGGAAATTTTGATTTAGGTGGAACTGACTCTACATCAAATCCAAATTTTTTTAATGCGAATATTGATAACGAAGGTTTTTATACACTAGATCAAACATTAAGTTTAGACGCTATTTATGATGTGTCATTTACTAAAAATATAACCATAGATCAAATTGAAGATCCATACGATTTATTTGATGATGGTAGAGGAGCAAGTTTATTTGATGACGCTCCAGCACCTTTTGATGGTAATGATCCTACAAATGCAACTGTTAATTTACAAATAGCAACTTCAAATACTAGCTTAAATAATGCAACAGAATTTTTTAATATGAATACAACAACCACTTTTAAAGGTAGATATTTTAAATTTAGATTACGATTAGCAAATGCCAATAATAAAACGAGAGCATTTGTTTCTGGAATATCTATTTTAGTTAATATGGAAAAAAGAATTGAGTCTGAAAATGATGTTGTTTCTGGAACTGGCACATATGTGATAACTTTTGGGAAACCATTTTATGCAACTCCAGCAATAGGTATATCAGCAGAAAATATGGCAAGTGGTGATTTTTATACTATATCCTCTAAGTCAAAAACTGGTTTCT